ATAAGAGTATTGTCTATCAGGGAAGTAGTATCACCATTGCCTGAAGCAGATGATACGTATATAGCCCCCAAGTTATAGCCGATAGACTGGCGTAATTGCTTTCGGGTTCTTCCCTGTACAGGCATTGTCTACCCCATTATTTCTTCTTGGAGCCTTTCAGTTCCTCAACCTCTGCTTGCAGTTCTGCTATCCGCTCATCCCTTGTGGCGATGACTCTCTGTAGCATACTGATCTGTGCTGTCATTCCAGCAGTTGGGTTAGCTTGAAAAGCTGCATTGATATCGTCTGTCGTTAATCCGAACTCGTTTGCCTCGTTCTGTCCTACCATTAAATACCTCGATAATAAATCCGATTGTTTGTACTATCTCTACGCTTTGCAGCGTATTCCTTAAACTCTTTAAGTTGCCTCCCTATTTCTTTTCTTTCTTCTGCTGTAGGTTTCTTCTTATTGTCCTTAACACGGCACTCTATCAGAAAAGTCTCTAATGCCTGAGCAGCCATGTCCTCTATGTGAGCCTGAGATATATCTGGGTCCGCTGGTATCTTAACTACCTGTGCCCTGCCTGTCTCAGGATCTTTGAAGTGGAACGTATGAACGACAATGGACACCCCGGTTTCAGCATTGTAGCCAGTGTTGTCACCGCCTACGTATGTTGATCCTTGAGGTGTCCAGAGTTCTACCATTTATTCTATGCAGAGTTGTACGAAAGCGTACTCGTCATCTACAGCAGCCAAGCTACCTAGTGTAGCTAACGCCCTGTAAGCCTCGTCTTCATAGGTTAGAAGTTCCATTTGCCCAGCATCGTTTGTTCCAGCCATCAGTGCTGACCCTACTGCTGTGGTAGATACAGCATCTATCTTTGCCAGTGCTGGGCCTGCCGTTTGAACCCAACCGTAATAACTTGCAGGAATAGTGTTACAGGTCAACCCAACAGTCATACCTATTACAGTTGTTGGGGCTACAACAACATCTTTCCACGGACTTCCTATTAACCCTACAACATCTGTACCAGCAGTCCATGCGTTAACAAGGCCATCTGGCTCGTCAAGAACAATAGTTCCTGTTCCAGCAGAAGCTATATAAGCGTGAGATGCAATTCTATACATCAAAGCTGCCGTACCAGCAGCAGTATTGTTAAAAATGTATCCGTCTTGATACTCATTTTTTTCTGCTTCAGTTGCACCAAGTGTTATAGAAACACTGGTTGCTCCAGCAGCAGCCGTAGTTGCTACAGGAAGATCGTCATCATGGTTAGTTACAGCAGCTTGCTGAGACACCAAAAGCCCCTCACCTATTTCTACAGCAGCAGCTTCTACGTATCTAAATATCCTGTCTCGTATTACCATCTTGGTTCCAAGAGAGTGCTTCTTGCTAGAAGTAGTCACTTTTTCCCAACCAGCAACACCAGTAATAAAATCTGGGAACGCCATATCAAACCTCCTTCAAGGTTACTTACTTACAGGTTCAAGCCCTGCGACCAACCGTTATTTATTTAGAGAACCCTGAGAGCCACGGTCAATCGTTACAACTCTCAGGACTCTATTATACATCTGGATGTAACTTACGTTTGTGGAACGTCAACTTAGACGATGCTCCTGCTGAGTTCTTAGCCTCAGCAACAAACCCACATATCTCGCAAGTCTTTGCAGCAGTATCAGGAGTCTTTTCGGCTACCTTTACCGTAACTTCAGCCTCAGTAAAAGATTCCCGACACCACTTACAATCACAGGCTGCACTTGGTTTCCAAGGAAACAATCCTATCGCAGCCTTACGTAATACATAATCAGGATTACCCGGAACACCAGTTACATAAGTTCCTACTGCTTCATTAATCCTTCCTCCAACACTATAACTGGCCCTATGCCTATAGAGAGTAGTCTTTGGCTGCCAGTCATCTATGTAAGACATAGAAAAACCACTATTAGCTAAGTCCAGTCTCTGTCGGTTACGTTCCGTGATTCCTGCCATGTACTACCTCTAGCTAGTTGTTATTAATGTTCCAATTTCGGCTCTGAATGGTGCCCCACGAGTGTCATCTAGTTCAAAAACTCCGTAGTCGGCGGTCATGACCACCTCAGTTGCCCTGAGTGACGCATCTCTTTGCCTCTCAGTTCTGGTATCTACGCTAGTCAGAGCAGCCATAGCACTCTTATCAGCTATAACACCATAGCCTGAGTCTGTAGTTCCAATTTTTTCAATGTTGCCATCTTCAAAGATACTTACACCATTGATAGGTCGAAGACCACTGTAGAAATTCTTTAACAAGTCCACACTCCACCCACTTGTTAGCTCTCCTGCTGCTGCCGTGTCTGCTGTAGTAGCAGATGACTGTGACAATTTTGCAACTGCGTTTGGGTGATGAATGATGTACAACTGGGTTCCGAATTTCTTTTCTTTAGCGTAAGCAATAGAGTTATGGACTATAGCTACTGTCCAGTCTGCATTGTCTGCACTAAGAATAGTACCGCTATTAAGGTTGGGCCACAAAGCGATAACATCTGTATCTTTCTTTCGGGCCATACCGTCACCAAGCTGCCTTCCTATAATAGAAAATACGTTATCAGCAGCTTGCCTGACGAGCTTGTCGGTAAGGATAACCTTGGCTCCTACCTCAGATGCGGTAAGGTCAACCGTAGTCATTCCGATATCTTCCTCGTCAACTATGTCCTGCCCATCCACCAGATCACTCATGCTCATTTGCCCTACTTTAGGAACAGTTACCTGTTTTGATCCTTTGGGTAGAGTAAATTGCTCAATAAGAGCGAGTGCTGGAGCGTTATGCTCCTCTGTGTATCGGGCTGAACTAAGAATTATTCTTTGAGCGTTCTCTAAATTTCCTGTTGTGGCTGTTTGTGCCATAACTAAACCCCTTTGTTGCTAGTCTATTAACCTAAACCAGCAGCCCTTCGTGCTGCTTCTTGTGCTTGAGAAGACCTATCGCCTTGATTGTATCTGTCAAGCCACCTATCCTCGTCATTGGATGCTGCCGGGGTACTTTGAGAATTATCAAAGTTTTGTGAAGGAACTAACTTAGCCCTCAGCTCAGCTATTTCCGCATCCTTGTCTCTAATAGACTTGATGCCTTTTGCAGCCTCTTCCATTGCGTCAGGATTAGGATGTTTTCTTAATTCTGCCAGATCACTAAGTCCCAGTCCATACTTGTTAGCAAAATGCTCTGCTGCATTTGCCTGACCCTGTAGGAAACTAACCTGTCTCTGGTGTTCTTGTTGTTGCTGGGCTACAGCATTTTGTTGTGCTAACCACTGTTGAGCAGCCTGCGTTGCCTGTTCTGGTAAATAGCCCTGTTGCTCATACTGTTGTCTAACAGATTGAGCCTGTTGTTGTAACTGTTGTTGCTGTTGCTGGTTCTGATAATAAGATACCTGTTCTTCCTGCTTTTGAATCCTTTCCTGAAGATCGTCTAACCTTGCATCAGGTACTTCAGGTTCCGGGGTTGCAGGAGTCTCAGGTGTTTCTGCTACTGGAGCAGCAGTATCAGGAGCAGGAGGAGTTTCTGTTGTACCTTCCTCTGTAACTGGTGCATCTGGAGCAATATCTTCAGGAGATGTAGACACATCTTCAAAGGTATTAACCCCTTCAAATTCACTGGTTATATCTGTAGTTGTACCTCCAGAATTATCTGGTGGTGTACTTACTTCTGGCTGTTCCTGAGATTGACTTACCATACCTTACCTCTTTGTCTAGTTTAATCTAGTATACCTTAACGTACTCCAGCTGGTAACTGTGGACCCTGTACTGGACCCTGTACTGGAGCAGTAGGTACAAATCCTGAAATATTACTAGCTCTTCCGTAAAGGTTGTTATAGTAGGCTTTGGCCTGAGGGGTTAACGGATTATCGTAAAAGTCTCCGTACCAAAATACTAAAGCCAACTCCATATTTGGGTATCCATTTTGCTGAGCATCTCTTAATAGAATCTGTTTACGTAACTGTGATCTACGCTCCACAAGTGATTTGATAACGGGATTTCCGTTATACAAAGCATTACGTCTTCCGCTATCTGCATTAAGGTAACTGTCCCATGCCTGTTGGAATTGTGGTGAAGCATTAGGAAACAACTCCTGTACGTTTCTACCAGCATTCCAATAAGGAGCAAGTAGCTTTCTGGAATTGTCATAGGCTTTTTCAGTAGGAGTCATATTAGCTTGTAGCCTATCCATAACTTCTTGGTGCATATTATCACCAGCAGCTTCTGATGAAAGCCTTATGCTTTCTATGTACCGCTCTCTCTCAGCAAAGAAATCAGTCCAGTCAGTGTTGTTAACTCCGTCTTCTGTACTGTCTGAAGGTTCAATAGCGTAGTACCCGGCAAGCAGCAAGTCTGCTCCTACTCGTATGTCGCCCATCTTTCCAGCTGCTGTATACAAAGAATCGTAGTAAGCCTCTCTTACTTCATCTGATTGCCCACGTATAGATTGTTGGTATATCTGTGTTGACGCTATCTCTGCACCTTCGTACTTATTCCACCTATCAGACTTCTCGTCTCTCCATTCTTTTGGAGATAACTTCGCACCTGTACCCTGCTTCACCCAGCTCTGTAACTGTTGGTCATCTTTATCCTGCTGATACTTTAATTGCTGCCTGACCTGACCCATAAGCCTTCCTGCCTTACGAGTATCCTCAGCAGACACATCAGGGAATATCTCCTCTGTCTGAGCCTGAGATAGTTCAAACAAACCACCACCCTTTTCAGGGTAGAAAGACTTAATCATTGCGTCCCAGAAAGGAATTTCTTTCTTGGGCATACGTATCTCACGATCAAACTCTTCGTACTCTTCCTCAGTAAGAGATGCTCTGAACTCCATCCTGCGAGTTCGGTCCATATCTCTGTACTCTTCCACCTTCTCCGTCATTGGCCTCTGTTCTATATCACGTAACTCATCAACTACTCTGAACATATAATCCGCAAAACTGGTAACAAGTTTTCCTGCTCCACCAGTAATGTTCTCATACAGATGATCTAATCTCTGGGGGCTACCTATTACATCTCCTATAAGATCAGGTGCAGGAAGCTCATCAAGTATTCCTGCTGCTTTCCTAGCAGATTCAGATGTCCACTGATTATATTGCTCTTCTAGTTCTCCACCCTGTAACTCTTCGTCAACTATAGGAGCGTTTCTAAAGAGATCATATCCTGTCCATTCTTCCATTCCTACGTTAATTAATTCTGGCATAGGCAAATCAGATACAGGTGAAGTGGACTTAAACACTTCCCAAGCCAGCTTGCTCTTGTCCATTGGGACATCTTTGTCTGTTTCTTCATCTAGTAATGTCGCAGACTGAAATATTAAATTCCACTCTCTTAATCTGTGAGGGATAACCAAGTATTTAGGAACAGGACGACCAGTCTTAGAGTCTAAAACTAAATCGCCATTTTCATCTTTATCTGGAGGCAACATAAAAATAAGAGAGTTGTACCTAACATAAGTAGGAATATCGTAATAAAGAGGTGTCCCTTCATATGTGAACTGTTTGTTCCAGTAGTTCTGTATACCCCAGTAGGTAGCAACCATTGATCCTATTATCATAGCTGCATTTCGAGGCCCACCATTAACTCCATCAAACACTCTTCCTGTTACTCCACGCCCCTGTTGAATACGGTTACCTCTAAACGGAAGCATGTTTTTCATCTGTTCAGATAAAGAACCAAACTCAAACTTAGGGCCACCCTCTACCGGATTTCGCACTGGCCTTATCACTGGATGCAAGTTCCATCCCATTGTTCTAAATGGTAACTTGAATCCTTCCATAGCTGCGTTTAAGAACAGTATGTAGTTGTTCCATCTTCGTATCGCATCACCACCTCTGGAGAAATCTAAGGTAGCTTCAACCCCATTCTGTGCTGCCCTCTGCATCTCATCAGTATCAACCAGCCCTACACCAGTATCTTTCCAGTTGTTTAACATCTCATCGTTAAACTTCTTACGATCTAGTTTCATTAACCTTTTAAATTCATCTTTACCAATATATTTCTTTAAAGCCTTTTCTGTAACAGCAAGCCTTGGAGACTGTTCAATTGCAGAACCAGTAGCAGGAATAATTCTTTTTAACTTACCAGTAATACTGGTATTAGGATTAACTGCATTTTTTAGGTATTTGTTTAACGTCTTACCTGTAACATCTTTTGGGTTTATAGTTGTTGCATCTTGTCTTGTTCCAGCAGTTCGTATCTGTTCAGTTATTTTTCTTAAGTTAGCGTCAACATCGTAAAACCGATCAGAGTACCCTCCACTTAACTGCATAAGTTCCATCATGCGATCTTCGTTATTCCTAGCAGCGTTCCAGAGACTCTTCATAACTCTCTGTGCCGTGACTGGAGGTAAGACTCCAGCCTTTAAGAACACTGTAAACATATCTATAAGACCGTTACGCACAAAGAAAAGAGGATTATAGGTTGTATACATAGACCTAAAGAATCCATTAGCTGCACCAAGAGCAGCATCAATTTCTTTATCTCCACGTAAGGCTAATCCCGATCTGCCATTCAGTACATCCCAGAACCATTTAGGTGCAGTGCTTCCTTCTGTACTGCCATATACAAATCGTTGACCGTTATGGTAATAAGATATAAACCCTGAAGCAGTTTCCTCTGCATACGGAACAGGCATCAATTCTATGTCATCTATAGCCCTTCCATTCTCGTCTTTTATAAGATTACCGTCTGCGTCTTTTCTTTTTACTTTACGAACAAACTTACTAGAGACATCTTTAAGGCCAATCTCCGTATCCAGACCCATAATGACAGCCTTCTTAGTTATGCTGTTACGTGTAAGCCTTAACTCAGTAGCTATCAGGTTTTTAAGCATTACTTCACCAAGTGGTGGTAACGCACCAAGAGCTTCAACAGAATCGTCAGTAAGTTTTCTTATCCCATTATCAGAAAGTCCACCATTTAAACCACGATACATATCAGATATATTGCCCTGATCTGCAAACTCCTGATACTGAATTGGGTTATACCATTCGTACTCTCGTTGCCAGTAATCAAATCTTTCCTGATCTATTAATCCTTCACGTAA